CACTCGAACAAATCCGAGAATTTTCAACGAACTGCTGTACGCCGTTCAAGTTCGCACCCTCCTCAATCGTGGGTATCTTGCGCCAATGAACTACTATCAGTTGAATGTGGTTGATACATCAAGATTGAAGGTAAACAGCACCGGAGCCGATTTCACAGACGCAAGTGTGCGCCGATATTATCGTGAAATTAAGTTCAACGATAGTCTTGAAAACATCGTGCGAAGGCTGCTTGTTGCGGGGCGCACTTCAATACTTGTATTTACACGCTTCATTGACGAGGCGACACATCTTGCCCGCGCGTTTTCAGACTGCGTTGCGGTAGTGTCGAGCGATACCAGCAAGGGCGATAGAGAGGCGATATTGAGAGTCTTCAAGCAGAAGCAAATCAAGGTCGTTGCCAATGTAGGCGTACTGACAACAGGCTTCGACTTCCCGGAACTCGCTACGGTTGTGTTGGCTCGTCCCACGATGTCGCTTGCCCTGTACTATCAGATGTGCGGTAGGGCGATACGCCCCTTCCCGAACAAAGTGAGTTGGGTTGTCGATTTGTGCGGCAACTACAAGCGTTTCGGGCGTGTAGATGATTTGGAACTGCGCCAAACCAAGCCCGGTATATGGGCGGTGTTTTCGGGGGCAAAGCAACTCACAAATGTTTATTTTAGAAAATAAGTGATTATATTACAATCATTATGGCGAGTTGGATAAAGTTATTCAGAGAACTTTTGCAATGGGAGTGGTTCGAGAAGGCGGAAATGGTTCATTTGTTCATCTACCTCCTATTGAAGGCGAGTTGCGAGGATAAGCAATGGCAGGGCATACTCGTGAAGCGCGGGCAGCTCATTACTTCCAACGCTTCATTAAGCCGTGATTTGAAACTTTCGGCACAACAGGTTCGCACCTGCATCAAACGCCTAATTTCAACGGGCGAAATAACATACCAAGCAACGAACAGATATGCAATCATAACTATCTGTAACTATGATAGATACCAAGAAAATAAATCGGCAAACAACGAGCAAAGCAACGAGCAGCCTAACACCCTGCCAACGAGCAATCAACGAGCAATCAACGAGCAATCAACGACATCTAAAGAAATAAAGAATATAAGAAATGAAGAAATATCTATATCAGAAGATATAGATACAAAGACAAGCCGCGAAACGGCTTCTCCTTCTGCCTCTGACGAGGCACAAGCCGCTACCCCTAATGATAAAATTCCTTTCAAGGAAATTAAAGACCTGTGGAACTCTATCTGCATCGGGTACGCTCGTATGGTTGTGATTTCAGATGCTCGTAAAAACAAGATACGCAACCGAGTTGCTGAAATGGGCGGCGTTGAAAAGGCTATGCCGCTGCTGAAATTAGTTTTCGAGAAGGCGCAAGCAAGCAGCTTCCTCAAAGGCGATAACAAACGCGGCTGGAAGGCTTCTTTTGATTGGTTCTTTGAAAATGATAAAAATTGGGTAAAAGTGTACGAGGGCAATTATGATGACAAACCAGCTGCGCCCGCAGGACAACAGAACCCTAAAAACGGAGTGAACGATATATGGAAGTAGTAAACAACATTTTGAGGAAAATCCAACGCGAGGGCTATTTCAAGTCAATCAAGCGTTACTCATACCCTTACGACCTCAATATAGCAATGCAGGTCGTTGAGGCTATCGGCAAGAGCCGCAACCCCAATTTTGTGATTGATGACGAAAACCGCTTCACATACGAAAACCTCATTCGCTGGGTGCAGGGAGATACGGCGATGATGTGCCTTGACCCCGAAACCAAACAGCCTGTACCGGGAAGACTTGACAAGGGTATCTACATAGCAGGAAACACGGGAACGGGCAAATCTTGGGCGTTGGAGATTATGACCGTATTCGCAACGATTGACAACATTCAGATATACTTCGGCAAGGACTACAACGGCAAGAATATCAACGGTTGTTTGCATTGGGCTAATGTGCGCACAGACACAATGTGCGAGGAGTTCAGCCGCGAGGGTTCTTACGAGAAATACAAGCAATGGAAAATACTCGGCATACAGGACTTGGGTGCTGAACCAGTAGAAAGCCTGTATATGGGAAACCGTGTTGATGTGCTGCGTATGATACTCGAATATCGCGGAGACCGCGAAGACCGTATGACGCTGATAACATCGAACCTCCCTATAAACCATCAGAAACTGATTGACCGTTACGGCGACAGAGTAGCAAGCAGGTTGGCGGAAATGTGCAACTATTTCGAGATACGAGGCACAGACCGCCGCCGAGTGCGAAATCTTGCGAATAAAGCAACGAAATCCGATGGGGCAAGTAAAGCCCCAAACAAGTAGAGTTCGTTGCTCTCGGTTGAGATTTGAAAAAATTAACTAATAATTCCACAACAACAATGGCAGACATCAAAATCAAGAGAGAGGCGTATATCAAACGCCTTGACGAATTGCGAGAAAAGGAACGAACCGCCACAGATGCGGGCGAGTTGAAGAAAATCGCGGGGCAAATCCGCCGTATTGAGCGCAAGATTTACCGCACCAACCTACCTCCGGAGCGCAGGGACTATACCGTGAAAGTCAAGTTCGTGTTTGAAGGCGAAGTAACCGTTCACACCACCAGCAAGAAGGAGGCATTGGAGAGCGTCAAAAGTGGCTTTGGCGCAGTCATCGGCAGCGTTCAGACAAGCACGCCCGAAATCGTCGATTGGGATATTCCCGTACACCCTCAAAAGATTGTAAAATGAAAAACTTGTTATATATAGACCTGTTCTGCGGAGCGGGCGGAACATCTACGGGCGTGAACTCCGCACGGCTCAACGGCGAACAATGCGCAGAAGTGATTGCTTGCGTAAACCACGATGCAAACGCGATAGCCTCTCACGCCTCTAACCACCCCGAAGCACTCCATTTCACGGAGGACATCAGAACGCTGGAACTTTCCCCGCTCGTTGCTCACTTGGAGGAGTGCCGTCAGCAGAACCCCGGAGCGCGAGTAGTTCTGTGGGCTTCACTCGAATGTACGAATTTCAGCAAGGCAAAGGGCGGTATGCCGCGCGATGCAGATAGCAGAACGCTTGCTGAACATCTTTTCCGCTACATTGAAGCAATCAGCCCCGACTATATTCAGATTGAGAATGTTGAGGAGTTTATGAGTTGGGGCGAGGTGGACGAGAAAGGTAAGCCAATCTCAATGGATAAGGGCAAGAGTTATACGCGCTGGGTGCGCAATGTAAAGAAGTACGGCTACAACTTTGACCACCGTATACTGAACGCTGCTGACTATGGCGCATATACCAGCCGCAAACGCTTCTTCGGGATATTTGCCAAGAAGGGGTTGCCTATTGTGTTCCCGGAGCCTACGCATTGCAAGGAGGGGTCGAAGACGCTCTTCGGAAATTTGAAGAAGTGGAAGCCCGTCAAGGAAGTTCTGGACTTTGAAGACGAGGGCAACACCATTTTCCGCGACAAGCCTCTGTCCGAGAAAACGCTGGAACGCATATATGCTGGCTTGATAAAGTTTGTGGCAGGAGGCAAAGAGTCGTTCTTGGTTAAGTACAACTCAATGAGCCGCAGCGGAAAATATCAAGCACCGAGTATTGACGAGCCGTGCCCCGTAGTTGCTACGCAGAACCGCTTGGGGCTTGCGCAGGTATCCTTCTTGTCGAAGCAATACAGCGGACACCCCGAAAGCAAGAACAGTTCTATTGACGAGCCAGCGGGAACTATTACCTGCATAGACCACCACGCATTTGTGTCGGCGTACTATGGCAACGGGCATAATCACTCGTGCGAAATGCCGTCCCCTACGCTGACCACAAAAGACCGACTCGCGCTCATTCAGTCGGAGTGTTTTATTGATATGCAATACGGCAACGGAACTGCCGCTTCAATAGACAACCCCGCGTGTACCGTAACTACAAACCCCAAATTCAATCTCGTTACGGACAAACGCTTCTACTTGATGAACCCTCAATACAACTCTGCGGGCGGCTCGATAGAAAAGCCTTGTTTCACTCTCATTGCCCGTATGGATAAAATGCCGCCTTATTTGGTGGCTACGGAAACGGGCGAGGCGGTAATTGAGGTCTATTCAACAGACAGCCCAATGACGGTTAAAATCAAGGAATTTATGGCACTCTACGGCATTGTGGATATTAAGATGCGTATGCTGAAAATTCCAGAACTCAAAAAGATAATGGGCTTCCCCGAGGACTATGTATTGGTTGGCACACAGGCAGACCAAAAGAAGTTCATCGGCAATGCGGTTGAGGTAACAATCGCCCGCGCTTGGTGTGAGGCTCTGTGTGCAAGGCTATCCGCGACAATAAAAAACATAGCGTAATGGAACACAAGAATTGGGAAGAAAAGATTTGCGTCAAAATCAACCTATACAAAGGTTGTTGGGTTGAGGAGGTTATTTACTACCAATATGCTCTCCCGCTCCGCATCGTGGAGCGTTGGAAGTGGTACTTTGAATATCTCGCCGCGCTGGTCAAGGTTCACAACCCGCGCCGGAAGGTTGAGTTGGTAATCTGCGCACAGGAGTACAATAGTGTTGAGGACTACATCAGCGAGCGGACAAAGAACCTCTTGCGAGCCAAGAAAGTCAAACTCAAACGAACCCGAACGGGAATTGAAGATGACCTCTTCGGGTTTGCCAAGGCAGAGCGGGAGAAACTGACAGACAAGGTACAACGAGAGATAGAAGCATTGGAACGAGGTGAAATCAACTTTTATGTTCCGCCGGAATACATTAACAAAATCAAAAAATGGATAAAATAAAGATGGTAAAACTTGAATTGACATTTAAGCAGACAGGCAAAGAAGCGGGAGATTGCACTACTCCTTATGAAGTGTCGTTGAGCAGAGATTGCACATTAAGGGAGTTTGTAGAAGCAGTATTAGAACGCAAAGAATGGGGCTACATCGGGCTATGGTTCCCCGGAGAGATTTTCGGCTACCCTAAATGTGAGTACCGCGATAGCAAGGTGTTTAATTCTGAATTTTCAGAAGATGATTTTGCTCAAACAATTGATAAAGTTTCGGCAGCTGGCGGCTGGTCGCGTATGGATTATTTGATAACCTTAAAAAACTAACAACTATGAAAATTGGAGATTTGAGTATTGGCGATTGGGTGCTTATGAACGGTGAGCCAGCCAAAGCAATGCGATTAACTATGGCAGGGCGTTCAATTTTTAGAGGATTGAGCGGTCAAATATACGGCTCCGTTGGGGGCGATATTTCCCCGCTGCCGATAACGCCCGAAATTTTGGAGAAAAACGGGTTTAAGAAGAACGGCGAGTACAACGAGTGGAACATAGGGGAATGGAACGAAAGACCTTTTATTGGTGTTTCTCTTGACCGCCAATCTATGAGGATAACATACCTCGGTACCGACATCTTTGTTGTGCATCAAGTCGTATGCGTTCATCAGCTGCAACACGCTCTCCGTTTGGCTTGCGTGGGAAAGGAGATTGAGTTATGAAACAAATTAAATTCAGAGGAAAGACCCGAAACGGCAAATGGGTGTACGGATACGCCGCAAAATTCGCTCACGATTCAGTTCCAGTGATTTTGGAAGACACCGAAAATGGTATTTCACCTCGAAAAATTATTCCCGAAACCGTCTGCCAATTCACGGGGCTGCACGACAAGAACGGCAGGGAGATTTACGAAGGGGATATAATCGTGTCGCAGGATTATAGCCACGCCCGACACTATGTGAGATACATCGACGACGAGGCGATGTTTGTTGCTATGATAATCGGCTCCTCACTAATGGAGTATTGCGCCATTAGGCAATCGTGGATTGACAAGTACGACAAGAAAATAATCGGAAACATATACGATGACCCCGAACTCGTGGGGAAAATAAATTGATAGACAATGAAAGCCATAACAATTAAACAGCCTTGGGCGAGCCTCATAGCCGCTGGGCTGAAAGATATAGAGAACCGAAGTTGGAAAACCAATTACCGAGGTCGTGTGCTTATCCACGCCGCAGCAGCACCCGTCAAAGAGGGACTTGCCGCCCTCAATAACAAGCAGCTGTTTGAGTTGATGAACCGCGAGAATTGGGAAACAGAATTTGAGAACCTTCCTAACGGGGCTATTGTCGGCAGCGTTGAGATTGTGGACTGCGTTCAGAACCACCCTTCCAAGTGGGCGCAAGAAGGCTTTTGGCATTGGGTATTAGCCAACCCCGTACTATTCCCCAAACCTATCACGGGTGTAAAGGGTAAGTTGTCGTTTTGGGAGTATGAGGGCGAGTTGCCCCAGCCCAAGACGGAAGAGGCGGCGCAGCCCGTACCCGCTCCTACCGCGCCCGTTATTGCGGCTCCCGTTCCGCAGCCCAGCATTTCAGACCTGCGTGAGCAGAACTTCCGCAAGACCGTTTCGGACAGCACCCGAAAGATGTTGGAACGCCTCACGGTCAAAGAACAGATGCAGGTGTCGTTCCTGCCGCTCATAATTACGCAATGTGCTTGGGTGTATGCACATAAGTCTATGGCACTCGCCGCCCGCGACAAAATAAGCATTTTGAAGAAGTTGAGCCGTACCCTCAAAATGGTTCATCAACGCTACGAAGATGACCTGCGCCGTGACCTTGACTACAAGAGCCGCACGAAGGTACAGACGCAAGCAGACGAATTTATGCAGAGTATAGCGCACGATATGATGATACTCTATTTCACGGTTCGTGGTGAGATTATACGCTGCGCACCCGAATACCCTTGCGTGGAGCAGCGCACCTATGCAATCATTTCGCTGTTGTTCATCGACCTTCTCGAAAGCCACAACAAAGAAATGGACAAACTGCTGGCGGAGAAACTTGACGACTGCAACCTGGCACCCAATGTAATACACCCTATGACGAAACACCTGCGTACAGGTATGACTGCCTTTGCGGGCGTAGAGGGCAAATTCAACTACGACAACTTCAATGTGAAACTCGCTATCAAGGTTGTCGGAAAGAGGCTCAATGCTATGGAGTTCAACATAATGGAGGAATAGGCTATGATTGACTGCTTCAAGAGATTTGCCGAGAGCGTGAAGGAGGCTATAAAAAGCCTTCGTAAAATGTCCGCTCAATTGGCTATTATAATGCCAAACCGTAAGCCCGCAAGGTTGCGCGACTTCCGACACCTGCGAGCAACGCCCCTCCCCAAGCGAACACCATACAAACCC